ACTACAGTTGTTACGTTTGCAGAAATTCCCGCAACTGTATTAATATTGGTGGTATCTGCGGCTACGGAATTAATATTAGTTAGATCGGCGTGAACTAAATCTATATTTGTTAAATCAGCAGCTACTGCATTAATGTTAGTTGTATTGGCGGCAACAGCAGAAACAGCCGACGAAATTCCCGCAACTGTAGTAACATTAGCTGCTACCCCTGCAACCGTCGTGACATTAGCAGCAACCCCTGCTACGGTCGTTACATTAGTATGGATAGTCGAAACTTGGGTGACATCTGTATGAATGGCTGAAACTTGGGTGACATCAGCAGCAATTGCAACCACCGCCGAAATATCAGCCATGGCGTTTGGAATCCTGTACCAAGCAATACCATCAGATGCTATTGAGTCGCCCACAAAATAAGCGACTGTCTGATAAGTTCCAGCGACCGAAACAGAGTATATCCATCCGAGGTTTCCAGCAGCGGCAGCGGGAAGAGTAGGCGTGTTGGTACTGGCATTCCAAGCCCCTTTAAGAACCACGCCGTAAGTCGTTGCGAGAGCAACAGCTCTGTCGATTTCACGCAAGGCGCGGGTTATGTAGGTTGCAAAGTCGAGGTCGTTTGGTGATATTTCAGGAAACCCCATATTCGGCGTGAAATCCTTGCAAATCTGATAGAACTGACCTGTGACAGTTGCCCCCAAGTATCCCGGCGCAACGAGCGTTATGGTTTGCCCTGTATAATCAATCGACTCAATAGGGTATACCGTAGGCAGTCCTAAGAGTTTAAACGTCGTGTTGGCGGTCACAGGCACATCAAGAGCCGTCCAGAGCGTTCCTGTTCCGGTTACGGTCGTTGGAGTGCCTGAATTGATTGCTACTGTGCCGGTTCTGTATTGAGACATGGTTTACTCCTATTTCCTATTCTGGTGGTGTCGGGTAGACGACATTGGATGGATCGCAAACTGTCGGTAAATCAAAAAGCAGATCACGATAGATATTCCATTCTGCTAGTTTTTCAGCTGTTAGCCTTGCTGTTGGCAATTGAGTCCAATCGCATTGTTTTATTAATAGATTTCTGAAGGTTCTAACCTCAGCAAGCCTTTTTTGGACTATTTCCGCCTCGGTAGGTTCCGGTGGGAGTTGCGTTATGGGATCACCGTTAACAACATTAGTCGCTTCAATCGGACAGTCATAGCAAACGGCTTGCCCTGCCGCATCCGGCGTATTCAGATACGCCTCTATCTCAGGTGGTGTGTTGTTATTGAAGTGTAAAATTTTAGTGGTACTTACTGAGTAGATTGCATTCATAAATTACGATCCAGTTGCTGAAAAATTTATATGTTTCATAGCCAGACAGTATTCATTTCCACCGTCTGATGGTAGCAAGCCGGGAGATACTACCGCTTTATAGTAATACGTAGAATTGGCGCTGAGACTTTCGTCCAGGACGACAATGCTGAATTTTATAGTCGAGGCCACGGCAGAATCTTCGAGAACGTGCGTCCAATAGGTGAATATGTCATCAGTCGGCCAAATGAGCGTCCATGTGCTGTTGTCTGGGGATCGGTAGAGTTTCACTGCGAACCTGCAATGAGTGTGGCCGGATACCGTAGTTCCGGCTAAAACATCAGCGGTGAATGATATCAACGCTTTGGTTCCATTGGCATTGGGGAATGTTGGCCCGGTAAAAGTAAAGCCACCGGCATCATCCGCTTGATAAAATAGTACTGCGCCCCCTAGCACCGTGGTTCGCATGACGGTTAATCCGTTGGAGGAGAGCAGAGTAACCGTTCCCCAGCCACTACTACACGCCACAGTACTATACGGGCTGCTGACAACCAGCGTTACAAACCACAAGTAATCGCCAGCGCTGGTAGGTATTGTCTGCGTCCAGCCTGTCGGAGGAGTGGATAACACCCCCGTCGAAAATGTGTAATTACCTATTGAGCCGGATGAAAACGATGGGGCCGAGTTGGTGGTAGTGCGCTGATATAAAATGACAGTAGCTGTGTTCACCCCCGGAGCACCCGGATTGCCGTCTTCACCTTTAATCAATGTTGCGCCACCATACGTCCATGTAACCCCGTTATCCGTGCTGGTTCCCGAACGCATATACATATCGCCAGTTGTCGGAGTATCGTGCCAAAAAGTTGAGCCGTTGACTGAAAACTGCACCTTCGCGCCGGTTGATGGTGTGGCGATTTTTTCCGGGGATGTCCATGCCGATTGTTGGGGCGTTAGGCCGTCGCTGGTAAAAACGCGAGTGGTCATCCACAACGGCTGATTATTATCAGTAGGGATTCCGTCTGACCATCCCGTGGCGGATGGCGCTGCAAAAGAGCCTCCCGTAGGCGTAGATGGTTGAGAGATGCCGCGCAGGAAAGAAAACCCTTTGACCTGTAATTGTGTGGATGAATCGACGGAGATTGTCGCTGCATCTGAGTAGAGCATGCCGTCAGGGCCGAAATTGTCTACCGCGCCGACCCGAACATAATAGTCGCCTAGATCAGGCACTTTGTAGGCATAGCTCGACTCTTTGCCAACATTGACGCATGTTCCCACCCCGGCGATATGGCCGGACGGCGTAAAATCTGGAGTGGTACTGACGTGAATTTCGTAGGTAGCTACATCGGGAACTTGAGCTGATATGTCGCCGAATTCGATATAGATGGTTTTAACCGAATGGCGGAGCACCAGAGTTGTTATTATGGGGGCCGCCTCGTTTGAAACGGTGATCCGCGCGGCGATTGCCGATGAATCCCCCAATGTAGCCACACAACGAACTTCGACCGTCACGGTGCGAGCCGCGCCACTAAACCCCTTATCAATGCAATCCTTATGGTTTTTCTCATAGTCGTAATCGTAGGTTTCGGTTTGCAACGGTTCAGTGCGCAGCAGCGTTGTCCCTGATAAAATCCGCAATTCGTAATAGCGAAACCAGCCGGGATATTTCGCCGGGGCGGCTGGACCGTCGGCAATATCGTTGGTGAGAGGGGAGACTTTGTTCCAGCAGAGCTTGATGTCGCGGCCTACAAATTGAGCATCATTCGCTTGACCAAACAGTTCAAGACCTGTGATGTTCGGCACTGTAACATCAAACCCAAGCGCCATAATAGTTCCGCTTACAGCCAATGAAATAGGTTGATATTGGCCTGCATTGTTTACAGCTCTCACTATTATTTTATAAACTATATCCTTTACTGCTGTAATTGAAACGCTTTCATTACTTGTATAAATACCACCACTTATAAAAGAAGAACCTGATTCAGAGTACAGAACTTCTACTTTTGGAAATCTTGAAGTATCTGATATGGTATTATAAGTTATATTTATTTTGTCAGTTACATTACCATCTGATAATTGCACAACTTGTTCAGTTAGAATTAAGCCTGTGATAGTAGGCCAAGTTTCGAGTTGAGAATAAGTAACTGTAGGTATTGCAGGGTCACCTTCGTCGTTGTAAACATTAACGTTATATTCAACGGCACTTAGAGTTGCTTCTAAATCTCCACTTTTTTGAATTGTAGAAATCCTAAAAGGTTTTGCCTCTTGATTTGAAATTCCAAAAGTGTAAACATCGTACTGAGAAGGAGCTGTTGTAAACGCGCTTGCTACAGTTAATGTGTTTGTAGTTCCAGGTGCATTTGAAATAGTTCTTTCGACTATAGTATCATCAGCAATGCGTACCATAATGGTGTAAGAAGTCGCCGCCGCAATTACAACTTCCCTGTCAAGCACTACGCTTGTCGTAGTAGCCGAAACCAAACGTCCACCAAAACCCCATTGTGGAACATCCGACTGAAGCAAAACTACATCACCAACGGTACACGCAATCGCGTCAATATCGGCTTTCCAAGAAACGGTTCGCGTTATAAATTCGTTGTAAAGCAACCGCTTCTTAGCAATGCGCCACGCTTCAGACGGCTTTGTTACTCCAACCATTTGTAAGCCGACTTTACTTGCTATTGTAGGTATATTTGCATTTGTAATGGTAACTTTATCGCGGTTGTAATCATTTTCTGAATTGGTAAAATCCACTTCAATTTCAGCGGCTCTATCTTCCATTGACACAAAGGTTTCGGTGAACGAATCAACTCCCGTATTACCTACAGAGAAGAGTTGAACAGGATCAGCAGGCTTGTCGATAGCAAGGGTGAGCTTGACGCCGTTCCATACAAGTACCGCACCTCCGACCTGGCACACGGTCATTGCAGCATCCCAGAGGTTAGTTTCTGCGTCAAAACCTCCGTTGAAGGTTATGCGCTTTTCAGTGAGAATACCAACGCCACTTGGAACGTATTCGTCGCAGTAATCAGCCCACTCTTTGAACTTTATAAGGTCAAGTCTTGAAGGGTTGATACCGTCATAACGAATTACGACAAGAGGATCGCCAGTAGCACCTGTTCCTGAATATATAGGCTGAGTCAAAACGTCAAATAAGACCCATGCTGGATTTTTACTGAATTCAATATGCCAAGAAGAACCATCCCACGTTCTTATTATTAAGCAATCGCAAATTGCAGAAAATCGCAATGAGCCTGAGAGCGTATCGGTGGCAAGCGAACGAATGCCAACCATTGCGTGACGCGGGTATTGAAACGGAATTGAAATAAGCTCTCTAACTGAAGTTAAATACGAATCATTTATAACCGTAGAAGAAGTATTATCCGCAGTCACACGAGTAACTTTAACCTGCCAAGTTCCGTGAGACAATCCGAACGTACGCCAAATTCTACGCAGTGGTTTTTGTTCACTTGATATAGTTCTTGAAAAACTTTTGA